TGTTTGATTCAGACTTTGGTGGTTCTGGTCTGCAGAATGGTTTGATTCTGAATAACCTGCATGGCTTTAAAGTCCATGTTTCTAACAACCTGCCTAAAGTTGGTACAGGTCCATCTACTACAGGTGGAACCAATGCCAATAACTTTGGTGTGATTGTTGCTGGTCATTCATCAGCCGTTGCTACTGCTGACCAAATCAACAAGACTGAAACCTACCGCGACCCGGACAGCTTTGCAGATATCGTCCGTGGTATGCATCTGTATGGCCGCAAGATTCTCCGTCCAGAGGCTCTTGTCAACGCCAAGTACTGCTTGGTATAAGGAGAATAGATTATGGCACTAGGTGATAACACTCTCCAAGCCGCACGTGGTAACTCGCAGCGTGGCCGCAACCCTTACATGGTTCAGACTACTCTGAACTGGGCAACAGCTTTGTCAGACAAAGGTTCTGCTCTTGCAGCATCTGATGTCGTTCCTGTCATTGCCGTTCCTAAAGGTGTAATGGTAATGAACGCAGGTATTGAAGTTGATACTGCTACTGACGGTTCTACATTTACTGTAGACGTTGGTATGGTAGATGCTGATGTATTTGTCGATGGTTTTGATGCTACGTCAGCCGCTGGCGTACTGTCGCAAAACCCTGCAGCTTACCAGCCAGTGATGGCTGTTGCTGACGATAACATTGACGTGACTATCGCTACCCTTTCAGGTGGCGCAGTGACTTCAGGCAAGTTTCGCGTCTGGGCTGTCCTCATGGACTGCAATGACGAAGGTGACTTGACTGCACAAGAAGTAGCACGTGACGTTATCTAACTGACATAGTATTGGGGCAGGGCAACTTGCCCCTTTACTTTCTTTCTTTATAAGGATGCACGATGGCATATACTTACCTAGACATTACTAATGAAGTGCTTGCTCGTATGAACGAGGTATCTCTTACTGCAGCTAATTTTGCTACAGCTAGGGGTTTTCAGGTACAATGTCAAAACGCTGTCAACGATGCTATCAACTATATTAATCAACGTGAGTTTGGCTGGCCTTTTACACACGCTACTGAAACACAAACATTGGTAGCTGGTCAAACACGTTATACTATTCCAACGGATACACAGTCAGTAGACTATGACACATTTAGAATTAGTAAAAATGATGCTCTGGGTGTATCAGGGATTACACTACGTATTTTAGACTACAAAGAATATACACAAAAATATATTGACCAAGAAACTACATCTGATGGCTTGTACCCATATCCTGATAAAGCCTACGAATTAAAGTACGAATATTATAAAAAGCCTACTCCATTGTCGGCAGCAACAGATGCACCAACTGTACCTGAACAGTACCGACAGGTAATTGTAGATGGTGCAACTGCATATGCGTATCAATATCGTGGAGAGGCACAGCAGTATGGCATCAACTTTGCACGTTTTGAGGAAGGCATCAAGCAGATGCAGACAATCTTGCTTAATCGTGCCGACTACATCAGGTCTACGTATATTCCATACTCACAAAGGTACGGTGCTGGCGCGGGTGGATTTTAGAGGTTTAAATGGCAGATGAATCTGGCCTCAGTCCTTATGTGTTTGCTTGTGAAGGTGGGTTAGTTCTTGACCAGCCAACCTTTAAGATGCAACCCGGCATGGCACTTGAACTAGAAAACTTTGAGCCTGATGTACGTGGTGGCTATCGCCGTATCAATGGCTACATCAAGTGGAACAGCAACATTGTTCCTCAAACATCTAGTTCATCTGAAGCAGTGCTTATGTCTGCTTTCTTTCCCGGCAATAATAAAGTAATTGCTGCACGTGGAGAAAAAGTATTTGAGGCTGGTACATCAGGTAGCTGGACAGAGATTGACACAGGACGTACTAATGCAAACAGGTATACGTTCTTTAGATACAATCTAGCTGGCACTGACCATATTATCTGGGCTGATGGTGCAAACCATGCAACAAAATATGATGGCACAACTGTAACTGATATTAATGCAACAGGCGCACCATCCAATCCAAAGTTTGTTGTAGGTTATAAAAATGCTATGTTCTTTGCGGGGCATAGTGCCAATAAAGAAGAAATTGTATTTACAGCACCTTTTACTGACAATGACTTTAACACAGCCAATGGCGCAGGTGCCATACGGGTAGACAGCACAATCACTGGATTGTTTCCGTTTCGTGATGAACTGTACATCTTCTGTGAAGAACGCATCTTTAGACTTGTTGGCAACACTGTCGCAGACTTTCAGATGCAACCTGTTACCAGAGACATTGGTTGTCTAAATAACTTTACCATCCAAGAACTAGCTGGTGATATTATTTTTCTTGGACGAGATGGCCTTAGAACAGTAGCCGCGACTGAACGTATTAATGACGTTGAACTTGGCACAATTAGTTCCGCTATTAAAGAATTGTTTGATGGCGTAACAGATGTAGATGAGTTTGTAAGCGTAGTTGTACCCGGTAAGACACAGTATCGTCTGTTCAGAGTCAATAGGTCGGCAGATACACAGGCCACAACAAAAGGTGTTATTGCTGTACGTAAACAACAAGGGTATGAATTTTCTACTACTATAGGCATACAACCAGCTTGCACAGACTTTAACACGGTACAGGGCGATATCTTTGTATTACACGGCGGTTACGATGGCTATATTTATCGCCAAGAACAGGGAAACTCATTTGATGGCACTACAATTATAGGCCGCTATCGTTCACCTGATATGACTATGGGAGACTCAGGTATTCGTAAAAACTTTCAACGGGTGATTATTAACTACGCACCTACGGGTGTGCTAAACTCAGATTTGTTTTTACGGTATGACTATGAATCTCCAGACGCAGCAAGACCAGATGCATATCCGTTTGACAGTTCTACCGTTGTTGCGTTGTATGGAACATCACTTTATGGAACGGCTACATATGGTGGTCAGTCAAACCCATTGGTAAGACAGCCAGTAGAAGGTAGCGGATTTGCTGTAGCAATGCGAGTGGTTGATAATGCAGTATCTGCCCCGTACACACTAAAAGGTTTTCAGCTAGAATTTGATGCAGGAGCAAGAAGGTAATGGCAGGTTACACTAGACAATCCACATATACTGACGGTGACGTTATTACCGCAGCACAAAGTAACAACGAGTTTAATCAGTTACTTGCTGCTTTTGTAAATACCACTGGTCACAAACATGACGGCACTGCCGCTGAAGGTCCAGTAATCGGATTGATTGGTGACCCCGGTGTTGCCACACCACTTAACAAAGTCGTAGTTAGTGATACAAACAATCGCATTGGTGTGTTTGTAGATGTAGGTGGCAGTTCAACAGAACAGATACGCTTTCAAGATGGTGCCATTGTTCCTGTAACAGACAACGATATTGACTTGGGTGCATCCGGCACAGAGTTTAAAGACCTGTTTATTGACGGCACAGCCAACATTGACTCACTTGTAGCTGACACTGCCGATATCAATGGTGGTACAGTAGACGGTGCAGTAATTGGTGGGGCATCTGCTGCTGCCATTACAGGCACAACAATCGTAGCTAATACCAGTATTAATATTGCAGGTGATGGGGCGACTGTCACAGGCATTAAAGATGAAGACGACATGTCTTCCAATAGTGCGACTAAACTCGCCACGCAACAATCCATTAAGGCTTATGTAGATGCCCAAGTCACAGCGCAAGACCTTGACTTCCAAGCAGATAGCGGTGGTGTTCTCTCTATCGACCTTGACAGCGAGACTTTTACGCTTACAGGTGGTACAGGGATTGATACTTCTGGTTCAGGTAATACTGTTACTTTTGCTATTGACTCAACTGTAGCCACACTTGCTGGAACACAGACACTTACCAACAAGACGCTTACAACGCCCGTCATCTCCTCTATCAGTAACTCAGGTACTATTACCCTACCTACAGGCACAGACACGCTTGTAGGCCGTGCTACGACTGATACACTTACCAATAAAACCCTTACAAGCCCAACTATTTCTGGTGGTGCTATTACTAGCCCAACTATTACTACAGCCACTTTAAATGGTGCAGTTAGCGGTACATCAATTAAAGATGAAGATGATATGTCGTCTAACAGTGCTACGCACTTGGCGACACAGCAATCTATCAAAGCCTATGTAGATACAGAAATTGCCACTATACCTGTTGGTGATATTACGCAGGTAAATGCAGGTACAGGACTATCTGGTGGCGGTGCTTCAGGTTCTGTTACTCTGAGTATTGATAACAGCACTGTAGCCACACTTACCGATTCACAAACACTTACAAATAAAACTTTGACAAGTGCTGTGCTTAACGGTACAATAAGTGGAACGTCCATTAAAGATGAAGACGATATGTCATCAGACAGCGCAAGCCATCTGGCTACGCAGCAGTCTATTAAGGCATATGTAGATAGCCAAGTAACTGCACAGGACTTTGACTTCTCTGGTGACAGTGGTGGCGCACAGAGTGTAGACCTTGATAGTCAGTCTATGACATTCACAGGTGGTACAGGTATTGATACAACAGGGTCAGCGCAAACTATGACCTTTGCTATTGATAGCACGGTAGCTACCCTAGCAGGTTCCCAAACACTTACAAACAAAACACTAACAAGTCCTGTACTTGGTGGAACTACGACTACGGCTAGTGGTAATCTTATCCTAAACCCAGCTACCCAAATTGTTGAAATACGTGGTAGCGGCTCTACTGAAGGACAGATACAACTTAATTGTCGTGCTAACTCGCATGGTCAAAAGATTATTGCACAGCCACATTCGGCAGGTGTAACAAACGAAATGTTGCTACCAGCAGGAAGTAACTCTACTCTTGTATCAGAAGTAGCAACACAAACACTTACAAATAAAACCCTGACTAGCCCCACTATTAATGGTGGCTCACTGTCAAGCACAGTCACGGGTACTACGCAATCTGCTGGCACAAGCAATACAACAATTGCTACAACAGCCTTTGCTGTCACAGAAGCTAACAATGCCGCTGTAGCAATGGCGATTGCACTAGGATAATATGCTTGACAAATCAGTATGATTGTGGTATAATTATACATAATTGGAGAAATAAATGGCAAACTCATTTAAACTGGTGACAGACACTGGAGTAGGCACTTCCGCTGCCACGGTTCATACTGGTGCTGGTTCTACCGAAACAACAATCATTGGCATGTCGATTGCAAACATTCACACCTCACAGATTGAGGTAGATGTACAGCTTGAGAACAATGACGGTGACAATATCTACATTGTAAAGGATGCACCTATTCCTGTGGGTAGCAGCCTTGTTGTTGTGGGCGGTGAACAGAAAGTAGTTATGAACGCAAGTGATGTCTTGAAAGTTACGTCAAATGTCGCATCTAGCGCAGACGTTGCTTTGTCTATTCTTGAAATTACGTAAGGAATAATCATGAGTTATATCGGCGCAGGTATATCAAGATTTAACACGGCAGATGAACTGACAGTCACTGGTGATGCTGAGTTCAACGGCAACGCTAACTTTGGCGACAGTGACAAGGTTTCTTTTTCTTCTGGAAAACTTGAAATGTACCACGATGGTACAAACGCATATATTGATGAGACTTATGCTAACGGCACGTTTCTAATCAGGGGCAATAACATTTCGCTTCAGAAGTACACTGGCGAAACGATGATACAGTGTGTGTCGGACGGTAAAGTTGAGTTGAACTTCAACAACGTGCCGAAGTTAGAAACCACCTCATCTGGCGTGGATGTAACTGGTGGTTTAAACACTACAGGCAATGTCAGTATCAACACCACCAGCGGCAACGAAAAATTAAAT